GTCCAGCGAATGCCGAGCGCTTGCGCGTCAATCAGAAAATTCTTGAGCACCCGTTGCTGGCGTGAATGGTGCTCGCCTTCGTCAACAGTGATCGGCGTTTGGTCGATCGGTTCGCGCGTTCTGAAATCGACAACTTTCATTTGTATCTCGCCTCGATCCGCTCACACGCGCGGCGCGCAAGCACCGCGTCGTCATATTGATCAGCCAGCGCGACAAACATCGCCAAGCCTCTAAGGCTGCCACCGATGGCGTGACCGCGTAGGGTCTGCGCTCTGTCTTTGGTATGGTGTTCGTGCCGGATAGCAGCGCGCGTGTTGGCCTTCGCACGCTTCAACGCTTCGGCTTTTTCCGCCCGTTCCATCGCGTATTCACAGGAGTAAATCACGCGATGTACTGGCTCGCTGATGTGTTCAAAGGCGGCCACGAATGCGCCTCCAATTAAGTGCGATGTAAAAAATCGCCAAGCCTGCAATGATCCCGGCGTCGGTCGTGTTCGCGTCGATCCAGATCATCATGCTGCTCATCATGCTGCCACCGCGATCGTTGGGGTTGATCCACTGGCCTCGCCAAGAGCCGCTTCGATCGCCTGTAATTGCGATTGCGTGAAGCGTCCGTCCCCCGATGAAATCGAGTGGCGAAGCTCGGCAAAGTGCCGGTTCATCCGTTCGCAGTGCGCGCGGGCGGCGTTTTTGAACTCGTCGGAATTGACGGTGGCCTCGACGCATTCACGGGGACTGCGATATGGGCTTGCGTCCAAAGCATGTGACCGTCCAGCCAATGCAGCGGGCGCCGGAAGTCGAACATTTCCCCGCGCTCCGCCGCGTGCCATCCGGCGAGCCGTTCCGTCGCAATCTCTTGTGGTGTCATCGGTCATGGTTCCGCCCCTAAACTCATGCACGCTAGAAAAAGCGATCGACCGGGGGTGCCGTACCCCGCACAACGCCCGCCCTCACAGGCGCCGCCCCGGTCGATCAGTTCGGCAGAACGTTGACGGGTGTTAGGTTGACCTCACCGCCTGCCGTACCCCTGCGCCTCGGTGGAGAAGATCCGTTGCGTTGGTGATTTGCATATTGATCGAAAATTTTCGATCAGTCAACCGTTCAATAGAAAATTTTCGATCAACTTTACGCTTGCCGGATCGAAAAGGATCGATTACCGTAGCGCGTCATGGATGAGACGCAACAGTTAATCTCTGAAATCGACGAGTTTCTCGCCAGCACTGGCATGGCGCCCTCGACCTTTGGTCAGAAGGCCGTGCGGAATTGGCGGATCGTCGATCAAATCAAATCTGGTGGAAACACCGGCATGAAAACGGCCGCGCGCATCCGGGAATACATGCGTCAGCATAATGGCGGCGCGCGGGCTGCATAGTTGCGACGCCCCGTCTCGAACGGGCCTAGTACGTGTGGGGTTCGGCAAAGGCTTGATGCCGCTGGGGAGCGGTTATGCTGGTGGGGTGTCGGCGCTCGCGCGCTCATGGTTGCCGGTAATCAGGCTGATCCGCACGGCGTTTTGTGGCTTCGCGTTTTGTTTCGGGTGTCTCGGCATGGGGGCCGACAAGAGCGGGGTGCTGCAATTCGAGAAGCCCGTCGCGGGGCGAACCTCGGATGATACCGCCAACGCGATGAGCCGGGGTAATTGCCGGTGATACTGCCCCCATTCCGAGACACCCGGCGCACCTTGGACGTGTTTCCTCTGACTTTGGCGGGGTTTGTCATCGGTTCCCGCCGCTTTTTTATAGCGGTTCTCGATGGCGATTTCATGGCCGACAATTATTGCAATGGTTTTATTCCCTGCCATCCGTGGCGCGGGAAAAGCCTCGCATTTGCAATTGGTTGCTAGTCGTCAGCCAGCGATGGCAGAAACGGTGGCAGACGAAAAGCCAGCGATAGCCACCGATGTAAACACTAAATTCACCGCTGCCGAACCGCTACCGACGCGAGAATTAGCCGTCGCCGAGCTGATGCGCTTTTGCGTCGAGGAATGGGGCGGCGGATCGCTGCAATTCCGGCATGTCATGGCGGCTTATGGAGAACTCATTGCTACCAGAAAAGCGCCGCCGATGTCGAAAAAGGCGCTTTCCCAGCAGATCAAGCGCCACGGCTGTAAGAGCCACACGGGGCCGCGCCTGAAAGACGGCAGCCGACCGACGATCATCACCTTTCCGATTAAGCAGCGTCGGAGGCTTTCGGCATGACCAGCGATATCGATGATCTCGAGGACGTCGCCGACTTGACCAAGCCTAACCTGGACCACGGTACGGATCGCCAGATCGCGGCCGGATTGCGAACGAACGCCGCGATGCGCGAACGGGCTCGGATCGCAAATCAACGACTTGACCGAATGCGCCTTAGCGCCGAGCCGCCGACCCTTCCAAGGCTCAAATTCATGGGTGACGCATGATGACCGAACGACAGAAAGCCACCCTTTACGCACTGATGGATCAAGCGAGCGCCAACGGTGGCACGCTGGACGATTTGGCCAAGCGCATCGGATCGAGATCGCCGGCCAACGCTCACGCCATCGTTGCCGGTCTAAAGGCTAGGGGCATCTATCGCAGCCATCCCCGGCCGATATTCAGCGCCGCCGCGTTCCGGTTCGTGCGGGTTGAGGATTTGCCCGCACCGGAGACTTGAATGGAAAAGCCCCCAGAACCTTGCCGGGTTCCGAGGGCTTTTAATCTGATCGAGGTTCGGGCCTTGCCGGGCTGGAACCAATGTCGAAGGGCCAATGCACGGCCGATCGTTGGAGAATGCACCCGTGTCTATACACGAACCATCATATTCGCGCAAGTCAAGTCCTGTTGATAATTACGGGACAACTGGCACGCGCCCGCCGTTCAATCTTGAGGCGGAACAGGCGCTTCTAGGCGCTCTCCTTCTGAGCAATCAGGCGGCCGAATACGTCCCCGAGCTAACGTCCGAACACTTCTTCGACGGACTGCACGGCCGGATATTCGCTGCCATGTCCGACGAAATGTTGAAGGGTCGAACGTTCAGTCCCGTGACCTTGGCCGAACGGTTCCGAACGGATATCGTTCGGGAAAATCTCAATGGCGCTCAATACCTTGGACGGTTGGCCGCAGACGCCACGTCCATTCGGAACGTTCGGGATTACGCCCGAACGATCATCGAATGTTCGCAGCGCCGCACGCTGATTGTGCTGGCTGAAGACTTGGCCGCCCGCGCATTCGATCCGAACGATCCGTCGAGCCCCGCCGAACTCATCGAACATGCCGAGCGGCAATTGTTTCACGCGTCCGTTTCCGGCAAGTCCGGGATGGAAGTCGAATATGCCGACGCCATCCGCCAAGCTGTGGATAGCGCGAATCGTGCCCGCATGACTGGCGGGGGTATGTCTGGGTTATCGACGGGGTTCTCGGACCTTGATCGTCGTCTTGGGGGCATGGGCTCCGGCAATCTGATCATCATCGCCGGTAGGCCATCGATGGGTAAGACAGCCCTCGCGATGAACATTGCCGGGAACGTCGCGGAAACTGGCGACTTTGTTCATTTTTTCAGCATGGAAATGAGCCCCGAGGAATTGGCCAATCGCCAGCTCGGGGAATTTTCAGGCGTGCCGAGTGACCGGCTACGGCGCGGGGATTTCAGCGAAGATGAGTTTCGCGCCGTGACGCGCGCCGCTGAAAAGCTCTCAGGACTGCCATGCGTGATCGACCGCACGGGCGGCATCAGCATCGCAGCATTGGCCGCCAAGGCTCGCCGCATGGCCCGCAAACGGCGAACCAAGCTGATCGTGATTGACTACTTGCAGCTCATGTCTGCCGGCGCTGGCAAGGGCGGCAACCGTGTCCAAGATATCACCGAAATAACGACGGGCCTCAAGGCGCTCGCTGGCGAACTGCAAATCCCGATCATCGCCCTAAGCCAGCTTTCCCGCGCTGTCGAAAGCCGAACCGACAAGCGGCCAATGCTTTCCGATCTGCGCGAAAGCGGCTCAATCGAGCAGGACGCCGACGTCGTGATGTTCGTTTATCGCGACGAATACTACATCGAGCGCACCAAGCCCGACGAAACCGATCCGAAGTTCACCGAATGGCTGCAAGCCATGTCGCGCGCCAAGGGCAAGGCCGAGGTCATTCTGGGCAAGCAGCGTCACGGCGCCGTCGGTATCGTTGAAATGGCCTTTGACGGCCCGCGAACGCGGTTTAGTGACCTTGCGCGCGGGGTCAGCCAATGACGATCGACAACGGCGGCCCGCCCCTCGAAATCGACGCCAAACTGCGCTGGGTCAAGGTCAATATCACCGAAATCCTTGAGGGGATTGAGGAATTATCATGGGAGCAGCGCGGCTATTATCTCACGGCGCTGTTCAAAATGTACGCGCGCATGGGAGGGCTGCCGGCGGACAAATACGAAGGCGCCAAGGCAATGCGCTGCGACGTGCGCTTTTTCCAGCGTTTGCGCGATCAGATCGTCGCCACGGGCAAGTTCTACGTCGAGGACGGGTTGCTCAAAAACTCGCGGGTCGAGCGCGAGATCGCCGAATATGTTCGCGAGCACAAAAAGCGTCGTGACGCCGCTCTTGAGCGCGAACAGCGCCGCCGGGAGGCCGAGGCGGGCGCGCAGGCTAATGCCGAGTTGCATAGCACTTCCGGGGAACTTCCGGGAGACTTCCGGGAGACTTCGGGGCGAAGTCCGGGAGAAGTCTCGGACACTTCATCGAGACTTGAGGCAGAAAACTCAACAAAATCAAATGACGCGCCGCCACAGCACTACCACAAGCCGACCACTAACCAGAACCAAGAACCAGAACCAGAAGAAAGAAAGAGAAGTATCTTGTCCGAAACGAGTTCGGACGAGGGTGATGCAACTCAGTCGTCGGGCAAGGCTCGCCACAGCTACCCCGGGGCTTTTGAGCAGTTTTGGCGGCAGTACCCGGACACCCGAAACAATTCGAAAGCCCGAGCTTTCAAGGAATGGCGCAAGCTCGACGCGACCGACCGCGAATTGGCGCTGAAAGCCTGCGCCGGGTATGCCCGGTACTGCCTCGAAAACAAGGAATATCGCTGCCTGCACGCCGAGCGGTTCATTTCGCATCGGCGGTTTGAGGGCTACGCGGTCGCATCGCAATCGCCGGATGGCACGGCCTCGGCGTCAGTCGTTTGGTGGCAAGACCCGGCAAAGGTTTCGGCGATCACCGACGAGCGGTGGCGCGGGGCAATAGCGAAATTCGCAAATGGCGTATGGCCGCCCGACAAGCTTGGGCCTGCGCCCGGATCGAAACGGTGCGTCGTTCCGCAACGGATCATCGACGAGCTCAAACTGACCGAAAAATACGACGCCAACGGCATCAGCAAAATTCCGCACTGAGGGCACGCTATGGAAACCGAACAAATCCGCATCACACGCAAGACGATCATCGGATGCACCGCCGCGATCTTCGGCGTTCAGCCAAGCGACATCACGGGGCCAAAGCGGGAAAACCTTCTGGTTCGCGCCAGATGGGTCTGCGCGCTGCTTTTCCGCGAACACGACCCAAAGGTCAGCAATCCTCAGATCGGGGATGCGCTAGGCCGGGACCACACGACCGCGATCCACGCTCTCCGCGCCGGCGCCAAACTCGCCCGGACCGATGAGCGTTTCGCCGCGAAGCTCGACGCCTGCCGCCGAAAGGTGCGTGCGTGGCGCCCGACAACGCCGCAGACGGTCGTTCTAGCGCCGGGGCGGGCCGAAGTCACCCCGGAACTGAGATCGCCGCCAGCGCGCGAATTCGAGGCGCCGGAAGCCATCCCCGTCAAACCGCTCATTCGGCAAAGGGCCACGCGCTACGGGACGGAATACTCCGAGGGCGGCATGGATTTGCAGTGGTGGTCCGCAAACGACAGGCGCTTTCGAGCCGCAATGCGACGCGCACATCCTGAACGCTGCCCGGCCTCGATGTTGGAGGCAGCAGAGTGATTTTCCGATCTGTCTGCTCTGGCATCGAAGCGGCGACCGTTGCTTGGCATCCCCTCGGGTGGCGCGCTGATGCGTTCGCCGAAATCGAGCCGTTCCCGTCGGCGCTGCTCGCGCACCACTACCCAAACACGCCGAACCTCGGCGACATGACAAAATATAGGGATTGGCCTGATGCAACTTTCGATGTTCTCGTCGGCGGAACGCCCTGTCAATCATTCAGTGTCGCCGGATTGCGCAAGGGACTGGCAGACCCGCGTGGCAACCTCGCCCTCGTCTATCTTGGTATTCTTGACCGATACCGGCCCCGTTGGATGGTTTGGGAGAACGTCCCCGGCGTCCTGTCATCTTGGAGCGATGACCCGGACAGTCCGGCGCAAGACGATGGCCACGGGTACGAAATCGCCAAGCAACGTAACGATTTTGACTGCTTCCTCGGCGGGCTGGCAGAACTCGGGTATGGGTGCGCCTACCGCGTTCTTGACGCTCAATACGTCCGAGTGGACGGCTTCGCTCGTGCCGTCCCACAGCGACGGCGGCGTGTGTTCGTTGTCGGATATCCTGGAGATTGGAGACGTGCCGCAGCGGTATTATTTGAGCGCGACAGCTTGTCGGGGCATTCTGCGCCGCGCCGTGAAGCGGGGCAAGGAACTGCCCCAACTCTTAGCACGCGCACTAAAGGCGGTGGCGGGCTTGGAACCGACTTCGACTGCGACGGCGGACTAGTTTCCCTGAATGATCTGGGGGGGGTGTCTCACGCTCTAACGGCGAAGCATTCAGCGACGGGACGATACGACCCGAACGGGGAAACATTCGTGGCCCATTCGCTGCGCGGAGGCGGCTTCGATGCGTCAGAGGATGGAACGGGACGCGGTACGCCGATTGTGCCAGTCGCGCAAGGCGTAGCCCTACGCGGTCGTGACGAGGGCGCTACCGCAGAACTAACTGGCGACGTAATGACGGCTCTGCGCACGGGTGGCGGTGGTGGTGACAAACCGCATGTGCTCGCGCCGACTATCGCCTATCGCACGACCGGCAATGATGGTGCTTATGAAACGGGCGACGTTTCGGCGTGCATGAACACGGCAAGCGATCCGAACCAAATCACGCTGCTGCAAAATTGGCGCGTGCGCAGACTTACTCCGGTCGAGTGTGAGCGTCTTATGGGCTTCCCTGACGACTACACGGCAATTCCCTATCGCGGAAAGATCGCTGCCGATGGCCCGCGCTACAAGGCGCTCGGCAATTCTATGGCCGTAAATTGCATGCGCTGGATCGGGCGTCGGATTGAAATGGTCGAAGCGATTATCAGCGAGGCAGCAGAGTGAGGCGATCCCGAACATTCACCGCCCCTAGATACATTCCTCGCATTCCAGAGGATGAAGTTTTTGCGCGTGTTCTTTCCGCGATCAAAACAATCAAAGCCATGCCGGATGCCGAGCGTAGGTTTTTAATGGCGGGGAAAAAATCGGGATGGGTCCAAACGCTCGTCGAGTGGGCCGACCTGGTGGCGCAAGCCGAGCAGCCGAAAGACGACGTTGACCCGCGCGAAGTGTATCGGCCGAAACGTGCCGAGATATCCGACGCGATGGTTGCGGGCGAGTGGTTCGCGCTACTCGCGATCATCCCGCGGAACGTATCCGAGCACGAGCACCAGATGCGCCGGTACTCGGCCGGCTTGGTCAACTCTCGGCTCGTCGTCGATCAGTTGATTTTAGACCTTTGGGCCTCGGGTTGGCCCGTCGATTACATAGCAAGTCACTCGCGCGTCCGAATGAGTGAAAAGGAAGTTCTCGAGCGTTTTAAAATCATCGCAGCAGACTTGCACGGGATTGCAAATGGCACAGCCGAACTCTCGAACGTGGATGCCCGGAAACGAGCCGAAAGGGGTTGCCAAACTAGAGCGGCTGCAAATGGATCAGCATCTAAAGCTGGCTGAGCAAAAGGCTGACATTCATGTCGTTTGGGCGCTGGGCGACTGCGATGGCCCGCTCGGCAGCGAAGTCAAGGTCGGATTTTGCTCGCGGCGGGCTTTCGTTTCGCAGGTCAAGGCCATGCGGGCAGCGAGGTCGCGCACGCTCGCGCATCGTGTTGAGGTTTATGTTCGAGGCGAGGGCGCTGGGCTGCGCTTGAAGAATGCCGCTTGTCAGCGCTTGCACGAGTTGGGCTGCGGGTTGGCGAAATCGGATTGGTTCAGCGCTGCATACATCGTTGAAGGCGTTGTGACCGAATGCGCGGAGTTCGAGGGTGTGACGCTTTTGACCCAAGAGGAATCCGAGGCGATTGAGTTTCGTGAGTTGGAAAAGATACAGGAAAAGATGGGGCAATGACGGCATGAAAACAACCGGCTGGATCGCCCTATGGGCTGTCATTTCGTAC